ACGCTCCCTTCAGGAACTGGTCCTTGACGCCCCATGCGCCCCGGTCGATGTCCCAAGTAGCAATGTATCCGGCCACAATACCAACGGGGATCCCATTCCGTTCTTCTTGCTTCACTTCGATTTTGCCGCTGTGGGCGTATTTGCTTTCACGTTTCATTTTTGATCCCTTTTCGTCGTCATCATCAAGGTGGACGCTGTCCCGGTCAATAGGGGCGGACGTTTCTTCGCCCTGGAAAGTGTGGGTATGCCCGGCGCCGAATGCATCGACTGATGTCGGATCGTCGCCCACCAGGTGAAGGTGCAAGTTTGGGTTGTCGGCATTGACCACCGCTGGCCCAGTTTCACGACCGTCGGCCAGTGTGTGTACGTGTAAATGAGCCATGGTTAAACCCTCAAGTTTCGGTGAATGGTGCAAAGCCCGGTTGCAGTCTCACGGATAAAATCTCATCGACGTTGTGTATACTGGCGCACCTGCAATTCATTACGTTATCTAGGGTTGCTCCCTGCCCAGTATCCCCCGGCCAACGAAGAGATTGCCCTCCCACTTCGAACGATCCTCCGACTTGCTGAACCTGCTCGTCCGCGTCGTTATGGGCGGGCCTTACCAATTCGTCGCCAGTGGTTATCCATTCCTTGGTAACCGGTACGTCTCGAGCCGTTGTTATCGCTACGGCGGCCCCTATGCCGGACAGGACGGTCGCTTCGGTATCCTTCGATGTCTCGCTCGCCGCCTGCGTTTCCGTTGAGACTACCCCTTCTACGCGCCCCGCTAACTTCAAGGATAAAAGAGAACCGGCGGTTAAGGCAAGCTCCCGGGGCGTGACCTGGCGCTCCTCGGCCATGGCCTGCTCTTGCGATAGGAATACCGCGTCGGTGAATGCCGCCTCCATGTTCTTCTGGGTCGTGTCGTTGATGAACCGGGTTTGTTGCTGCGATCGCTCGCTGAAGAAGATCGCAAGGGCCGCCGCTATCTCCGCCTCTTCGCCGTCAGTGGCTTTTGCGTCGACCGGAAGCTGCTTGTTGATCCGATTACTGAACTCGAGTCGGGCCCGGTCGTAATGCTCGTTTAGAATCGTGGCGAGATCTTCGTCGTGGACCTGTGCCGGCTGGAAATTTGTTTGAGTGCCGATGCCGCGGACATAATCCCTCACGATCTTCCGGTTCAACTTCTGCAGCTCGGGCCGTAGTTTCCTCTCAAGGGCTATTTTAGAACGCAGGTCAATGATTGCCTGTTCTGCTGCGCTAGGCACAGGGGTAATCCCCCAGCTCAAAATGGTTATTCTTGGACAGGTTGTCGACGGCGGTAAGCACTTGTAGGTTGTGCTCTACATGCAGTCCGCACACCCGCGCATGCTGAAGCGGGACAATATGGTCAACGTGAAATTTCAGAGAAACGCCGACGTTTTGGAAGATCGCCTCCGCTTCTCGGCAGTTCGTATACAGGTCTTCGGCATATTGGGGGTCAGCCCAAAGCGGGGTGGCGTTTTTCTTTAGCGCGATTCGCTTCATTGCGTATGCGTTGTACTTTCCTGGGTTTTTAGCTCGATAGGTAGCACTGCTCACGCCAATCTTATCCCGGTTCTCATTTCGATACTTAGCGCTCCGGGCTTTTACTTTATCAGGGTTTCTCTCTGCGTACTCGATATCTGATTTTCGCGTGCAGATTCGGCAGTATTTGCTGCGACCGTCTTTGCTGCCTCGATCTAAGCAAAAGCTATCGGCAGTTTTTAACTCATTGCACGATATGCATGTTTTTGGCGTATCAGAAACGGCGTTTGGGTTTAATTTAAGGTGTTTTTCACGGGATTTACTCCGGCACTTCTTGCAAACCCCTTCTCGGCCACCTTTACGGTTCGGATCGGTATAAAACTCTGTGACAGATTTTATTGCCTGGCAGCCGCCGCATGGTTTCGGTTCGTTAGATACAATATTTGGATTTAAGGCCAGTCGTGTTTTTACTTGAGCGTTAACGCAGGCTTTACATGTGTTGCTGCGCCCTCCTTTCAAGGACAACTTGACATGAAATAATTCAGCGGCTTTTATCTCACCACATTTTTTGCATGTTTTTGAAGCGCTTGATGGAGACGTAGGATTTAGGAGCGCACGTTTGCGTAAATATTCTTTACGGCAAGCCTTACAATCCCCGCGGTGGCCGTCTTTATTGTCACGGTTGATGACGAATGACCCAATTTTCAGCGATTGACCGCAGCTATTGCAAGTCTTCCGAAGGGTCATTCATCACCTCCGTCTCTGGCTAAGCTAACGCTCGGCTCTGAGATATTATCACCTGTGAACAGATCTGTGCCCATGGGGATCAAGTTGGCCGGAACGAGGATACTATCGCCACCTGTAACAGCCTCACGGCCTAACGTAGACCGCATCTCATTGGTGGTTTCAAGATTAAGCTCTCGGCGCACTTTCAGCTCGCTGTTACGGCGGCTAACCAATGCTGTAATTTGATCTGGATCGAAGGTGATACGGGTCTTCGCCGGGTCTTCGCCATAGCGGGGCATGAGCAGCTCTGTCAAGCCTCCTAAAATACGCGAAGCAAGCGGAATCACTGCATCATCGAACAATGCCAATTTTGCCTCTTTGTAATTATTGAACGATGAGGCATCCGTGGTGACCAGAGGCAGCGGGACTTTGTACGTCATCGCAACCGCCTGTTTTGCCATGGCTTGGAGTAACGCGAAGTCCATATCCTTATTATTCGTGCCGACCTCTTTGATATCGAGTTTGCCGCCGGCGGTTACGCCTATTGTCCCAGCTTTGTCCGCCCCTCCGTACCGCTCGTTGACTCGGTCGCGTGCGGTCTCGAAATCGTCCTGATCCATATCTTCTTGAAAATGGAACACGAGGGACACGCGGCCGCCCTTCTCCAATATCGAGACGTTATGAGTATTGCCAAGGATATGTTGCCGGGCTTCTGCTGAAGCGGACCTCAAAAGTGACTGACCGCGCAAGAGTGACCCGTCACGCGTCGAATAGCTTCGGATCTGTTTGAACTCCCGAAGAGTTCCGTCGAGATAACGGGCCCGATTGCTCCGGACGACGAGCTCGTATACCCCGGGCAGAGTATTACCCGAGAGTATCCACGATTGGGCTAGCCCCTGGCGCCCCTCGTTCGGGCTGAAGTTCTTCGAGGTGATCGGTTGCAGTTCCAGGGGCGGTCGTGCGATCCCGCCCAGGGCGACTAGGCCCGTTTCTCCGGTGATGAGGTATTCTTTCCCTAGCATCTCGAAGAACAGCTCCCGCGTGAAGAACGGCGATGGCTTATTCAGAAGATCGAGAACCGGGTGGTCTCTGATTATCTTCCCGTCCTGCTTGATCACGGGGTCTATACAGGCGAATGCGTCGGCCACGTAGTTGACGGGAACGCTGACGGCGGTCGACTCGTTGTAGAGCTCCAGGGCGCCCGAGGCAGTTGTGCCGCCTTGTTTGCCGAAGAGTAAAAACTTCCCAAGGGTATCGTTCAGTCCTAAAGCCGCTTTACGCTCGGGCGGGGTGATTTGTTTCCGGCTAAACAGGGTGGGCCATTTCATAGGGCTCTATCCAATGTGAATTCTGGGTCGAGGCGTGGATAGCACAGATAACGCCCACACCAGGGAGTCAACCCTGTTCGGTGATTTTCCGTTCGCTAACCCCGACACCGGGTCAAGGTCAAGCATTTCCTCGTCCAATCGTAACAGTCCAGCCCGGTGTTTAACATACCCAAGCTCATACAGTGCCGCGATCGGCTCGGCGCGAGCAACTTTTCCTTTGCTGGCGTGAACCCGAATGATACGCCCTTTGAAGCCGGCGTTACGAAGAGTTTCTTCGCACATGTCGCCGCCCTGGTTCGTCTCAATGACGATGGCGTCGGCTTCGTGTTCGCCGTATGCAAAGATTGCCCGTTCAGCCCAGGTCTTCGGCGATCCCTTGCAAGTATAGTCACCATCAATGGTGTATTGATTCTTTGCGTGCGTGCTGGCGACAATGATGCCGTGTTCGTCGCTGGTCTTGGTGTTGGTGGTTGCGGGGTCAATCGATACGACTGTCCGGGTTGCCGTCGATTCATCATGCACATCAAGCTTGGTCCTCGATATAGTCTTTTCAGTCCACAGCGCTGTTTCCTCATTGCGCTTGATGGGCGCCTGCATGTATTGGGCGGCAAACTTGCGGCGGTGCGACCTAAGAGCGGCCTCGTGCTGATCGTTGTGTTTGAAAGGCCACAGCCATCCGTCCGGAAGACCGTGATTAAGCGGGACGCCATGCGTATATTCGTCAGGATACGGCGTATCAGCACACAGAATAGCCGGGAGGTTCAGGTGGTGCCACTTTTCACCACTCCCCCCTCTCAGCAGATAGCCGACCAGATCATTCGGGTGGATCCGCTGCATGATGACGATGATCGGGATAGATTCGACGGCAACCCGTGATGCGATTGTTTCATTGAACCGGTTATTGACCTTTTCACGTTCGGTTTCACTGTATGCGTCATCAGGCTTCACTGGATCATCTATCAATAGAGCACCGCAGAACCCGACATCATCATGATTCATGTGGCCAGCCCTGAAACCTGTCACCTGGCCGCCACTCGATGTTGCATACACCCCGCCGCCTTCAATAGTCCACCACATTGACTTGCTGTCAGAGTCGTCACGGGTCTTAATCGGCCACATTGACTGATATTCAAGTGACCGGGTGATAGCCCGGGTATCACTGCTGTTCTTCAGCGCTAAGTTGTGGGAATACGACAAATGTAGGAATCGTGAACCAGCATTGATACCTAAGCCACGAGCCATGTAGCTGATGCATGCCAGCTCGGTCTTTGTGTAACCAGGGGGCAGGGTGATAATTAGGCGGCTGATGAAGTCTGGATCAGATGGATGCAGCATTGTTCGGTCGAGCGCTGCCTGAACTATAGGATGATGTTGGCCGACGATCATCTTCGACCCAAACCGCTGTTTCATGAAAAATCGGGTGAAATAGAGACCGTCCTCTTCGCACTCGACGCGCCGCGCAAACATATGCTCAGCAGTCATCTGCCTCAAGGGCCTCTTTCCTGGCTTTCCGGTACTGCTCAGGGGTCATTGTTACAGCAATGAGAGGATCACCTTCAGGGTCTCCGCCAACAGCCAGCCTGACAGCTGCGTTGTATCCCTCAAGGTCTGCAATCTGTTTCATTGCAGCTTTTGAATCATGGAGTTTTATCTTGATTCCTTCCTTGGATGCCGTTAATTCGCTAATAGCGGAAGCGCCGGCCCCTTTGATTTGATCTGGATCCTTCAGCGACCAATAGGATTGCAGTACCTTCTCGCCATCGATCTCAACCATTACCTGATTGTTGATATCAACCACATCTGTGATGCTCGTCCTGGCCACTCCGGTTAGCCGCTCAAGCATCTCAACCCGTGTCATTATCGACGGCGCAATCAGGTGAGCGTTGAAAGATTCAATGAAAGCCACAATGTTAGGATTGCATAGGATCTCTGATGCGCTTGCTCTTTGAGAATTGTCACCTTTAGCCTTGCCGCCGGCCTGAAGATAAGCATCAACATCGCTGAGCCCCTCAAGCGACTTGAGAGCAACGTTGCGTTGAAGCCTGGTCTTGAGCTTGCCGAATAGATCAAGTTGCTCCTGGCTAAGCTCAATGGCTCTGTCGTTGACGATTATCTTCATATTTAGATCAGTATTTAGAGCTGCTTCTTGCCGGGCCGCCTGCTTTAACCCTGGGCTCATTAGGTTGCTTGGTTATCTTTTCCCTGCCTGTGATCGTGGTCTTGGGCTCAACTTGCTTTTCATCAACCCACCAGCTGTCTAGTTTTATTTTGGCAGCCTGCTTAGGTTCAATAAACACTCTGGAGCAGCCGTTTAGATAGACTGCCCTGCCTGTTACCGTTCCCTCCATGCTTCTGACTGGATCAAATACAAGCTGTCCCATTTGCACGATCTGAACAGGCTCGCCGACCGGCTCCATTGCTCGCTTCTCGTCAGTGACTATGAGCTGCGGTTCATCGATCATCGCGCTATCTGGTATTTTGCCGTCTTCACCGACTCTTGGCTGAACGCAGTACCGGTCACAACCATATATAAACGTGCATCTGTTTTCTGCGACGCCTACGAATCCTGTAACTCGATCTCTTACGACTGTTCCTAATTTAATTCTGCTCATCGGTCTTTCCTTCTAGTTTTTTGGGTTGTCATAGATCACCAAACCGATGAACATAAACCCGATAGGCCGCGTCCATGATTCGGACCTTTCCGGTTGGGCTTATCCATCGGTCATTCAAGGTGCTGACTGGGGTCCGCTCAATTCTTGCGAACTCAGTCAAAGAGACTCCAAGCTTGCCTCTGATGTACTTGGCAAGCGTGCGGGGTTCTGATTTTGCGGTTTCTCGTATGTCCATCCCGAGATTATAAGCGAGATTTGGCGTTCTTGTCTATATTGCTTCCAGGAGTCAATGATTTCCTGAGGCAACTCATCGGCCTCTACGTTCATAAGTCCCGCCGCCGCCAGGGCTGCCGCTTCTCGGCATTACGTGGTTAAAAGTCAATCGATAGATAAAGAATCAGCCCCCCACTCAGGTCAACAGAGACGGCGGCTTTGGTTGCCTCATTAACCGGGAGCTCGATGGGTGCCGTTATG